GCCGCCACAAACACGGGCGACTGGAGCGCCGCCACAAACACGGGCGACTGGAGCGCCGCCACAAACACAGGCAACCAGAGCGCCGCCACAAACACGGGCGACTGGAGCGCCGCCACAAACACGGGCAACCAGAGCGCCGCCACAAACACGGGCGACTGGAGCGCCGCTACGGTTGGAGGAGCGGAAAGCATTGCGGTCGTTACCGGGTATGGCAGCAAAGCGAAAGGCGCTGTCGGCTGTTGGCTGGTGCTCACGGAACGTGATGAAAAAATGCACATTTTAGGCGTTCAGGCTGTTTGCGTAGATGGAGAAACCATCAAAGCAGATACGTTTTATATGCTGGAAAACGGCGCGATTACAGAGGTGGATGAATAATGAAAGACAAGAACAAGAAGCTGTTCCACAGCCTGCTTGATCTGGTTCTTGGAAAGCAGGGTAGCGAAGTGGTTGCAAGCATTGGCATGAATGTTTCTACGCGGGGATGTACCGCTTCGGTTTGGCTGATGAACATCGAGGGTGGAAAGATTACCGGAGCGAAGGAATATTACACCCGCACAGGTGATGGTCTATGGGTGAGAACGAAAGACGGGAAAACGGAAATCATGTGTGATGAGGACGTTTTGGAGGCGCTGCGCAATGCGTGATACTATCACCGGCTGCCCCGAGCGGGCGTTAGAGCCGCCGGAGAGGGCAGATCAGGAGCGACTTAACCGGTTGCAGGATATGCGGGAAGCCGAAACTGCTATTGGCTTGTATCTGGAAGATTATAAACACCTGTTCAGCAGCGAAATTAAGGACTTTTTGCTTGATCTGCGAATTGCTGTGCATGACTACGAGGAGGACGAACCATGAATCTGTATGAACTGACGCGCGAATTTGAAAGCGCAATGGCCAACATCGTTATCGACGAGGAGACCGGCGAGGTCAGCGGCTTTGAGGCTGTAGACGGCCTGGACGCGGCGTTTGAGGACAAGGCCGAGGCGTATGCCGTCACCATCAAGAACCTTGACGCGGAGGTTAAGGCGCTCAAGAACGAGCGCGACAACCTCAAAGCGCGAGAGGATGCGACCAAGAAGCGCATGGAGTACATGAAGCAGCACCTTGCAGACAGTATGCTTGCTGTAGGCAAAGACAAGATCAGCACGTCGAAGGCTGCGCTGTCGTTTCGCAAGAGTATGCAGGTGAACATTACGAGCGACGTAATGGTTCCAGATGATCTGTGTAAGGTGGTTATCGACCGCAAGCCGGACAAGACGGCAATCGGCAAGCTGCTGAAATCCGGCGAGGCCGTACCGGGCGCGGAGCTGGTAGAAAACATGAATTTGCAGGTGAAGTGATATGAACATCAGGTTGCTTAATGCAGACGAGATCGAGTGCCGCGTAGCGCAGGTGTCAAAGTCTCAGTATGGCGTATCGTGTTCGTTGCTACTCTACAAGGACGCACGTTGCGATATGTCCATTCTGGACGAGGTGTACGGTCAGACAAACTGGAAGCGCGAACACGTTATCATTGATGGTCGGCTTTACTGCAATGTCTCTGTCTGGGATGCAGAAAAAGCACAGTGGGTTGTCAAGCAGGACGTAGGCACGGAAAGCAATACCGAGAAGGAAAAGGGACAGGCAAGCGATAGCTTTAAGCGGGCGTGCACCAACTGGGGTATTGGCCGAGAACTGTACACGGCTCCTATGATTTGGGTTCGGCTCAGGGATAAAGAGTATTCCGAGCAAAACGGCAGAATCAAGTGCAAGCAGTCGTTCCGTGTGCGCAGTATCCAGTATGACAAGCGCAGGATTTCCGGCCTTGTGATTGAGGATGAAAAAGGAGAAGCACGGTTTGAACTTGTACCGCCGCCGGCCGAACTGACCGAAGTCCAGAAGAAAGCAAAACACGTAAAGCAGCTGCTTTATGATATCAGCGGCAAAGATGTGGATACATCGTCTAAACTGTGGCGTGAGCAGTACCAGAAGGACGAAAATGACATTGTAAAGATGAATGCTGCGATTTTGGAGCTTGAACCGAAGTGGAACGCGATCAAGGCAGAACAGCACAAGGCGGTGCAGAATGACGCATGAGTTTGACCGTGCACAGGTAGTGCATAACGATCTTGGAAACTGGCTGTGTCTGCACATCAAAAACGCGCCGATGGCGCGGGCGGAAGTAGACCAGATGCAGGCAGGCCGCCGTTACTGCGCGGAGATCAAGCGCAAGTATGACAAGCGGAGCGGGCGAGCCAATGCATTCGCGTGGGAACTTATGAGCAAGCTCGCGGCAAAGCTCGGCATGAAGCGCGAGGAGGTTTATCGGCAGTATATCCCCGAAATCGGGGATAACTACCGGTTGGTGCCGTATCCGAACGAGCAGGCGCGAGACCTTGTTGCTGACCTGTGGAGCAAGCAGGGCTTAGGCTGGGTGACGCAGGATTGCAACGGCGGGTACTTACTCTGCTACTACGGGAGCAGCACATACAGCACGGTGCAGATGGGGCGGCTAATTGACCTCATTGTACAAGACTGCAAGGAGCAGGGCATAGAGACCGAACCGGAAAGCACGGTGCTTGGGTGGCTCTCCAAGTGGAAGCCGGAGGGCAAGGACGTATGAGGAGACAAACCAAGTTTACCGGCATTTCTCCGGCTGTCTGGAAGGAATGCTATGACAGAGACGGCGGTGTCTGCCGACACTGTGGAAAGGGTGGTGTGCTGCAGGCTTGCCATTTTGTATCGAGAGCACGCGGAGGCATGGGCATTCCGACGAATTTAGTCATGCTGTGCCCGGAGTGCCATCGGGAGATGGACCAGGGCGACGGCAAGGAAATCAAGCGGGAAATGCGGGAGTACCTGCAAAGCCTCTACCCACTGTGGGACGAGGAAAAGCAGAAGTATACCAAGGAGACAGGGAGATGAAAGTTGATTTAGAAAAATATCGGAAATACATCGAAACCCGGATTGCGGAAGGCGCGAGCTTGCGAATGCTTGAGAACGAAATCGGAATTGAGCGACAAAAACTCTCAAGAGAGATGAAAAAAGCAGGCATGAGAGTTCCTACGCGAATTGAAAGCGTGAAATTCCTGTGGAAAAATCATAAACATCCGCACATTGGGAAAACCGGTAGCTTGTGCCCGACGTACGGACGCAAGATGTCAGATGAAACCAAACAAAAGCTGAGAGAAGCAATGGCTGGAGATAAAAATTATCACTGGTCCGGAGGAAGAAAGAAACACTCAAGCGGGTATATTCTTGTATATCGACCAGACAACCACTTAGCAGATAAACACGGGTTTGTGCTGGAACATAGGCTTGTAGCTGAACAGAAATACGGAAGAAAGCTGACATCTTCGGACATTGTACATCACATTGACGGCAATAAGACAAACAACAATCCAGAAAATATCGTGGTTCTGACCCGATCAGAACATGCGAAATTGCATAATGGATTGAAAAAATGCAACAAACGGAGGAATACAAGTGCTTAACAAGATCGTTTTACAAGGAAGATTAACAGATAATTTGGAATTGCGACACACGCAGTCTAATACGGCTGTAGCAAGCGGTACGATTGCGGTACAACGCAGCAGAAAGGATAACAACGGAGAATATCAGAGCGACTTCTGTTCCGTTGTCCTGTGGGGCAAGCTGGCGGAGCACGCAAGCACATGGTTCCACAAGGGCGATATGTGCATTGTTTCCGGCCGTTTGGAAAGCCGCGACTGGCAGGACAAGAACGGCAATAAGCGTCGCTCGTGGGAAGTGCAGTGCGAAAGCATCGACTTCTGCGGCGGCAAGAGCGAGGGCAAGCCAAAGGAGAACAGCGATTTTGCGGATATGCCGGAGGAAGATTCGGAAGTTCCGTTCTGAGGTGATGGGGAATGAACGGGCACATTAAGCTGCATCGTGCGCTTACGGAGTGGGGGTGGTACAAAGACCTCCCCACCTGCAAGCTATGGCTGCACGTCCTGCTGAGAGCCAATTACAAGACTTGCGAGTGGCAGGGCATAGAAATACCGCGTGGTGCGTTTGCAACAAGTTATGCGGCACTCTCGGCGGAAAGCGGGTTGTCTGTGCAGCAGGTACGGACGGCGCTCGGTAAACTGAAAAAGACCGGCGAAATCACGGTGGAAACCAATCGGCACTATACAGTTATCACGGTCAGCAAGTACGACGAGTACCAGAGCACCGAACGCGACGAAGTGACGACACCGGCAAAATGTTCGCCAAAGCCTAAACCGAAGCCCAAAGCCCAAGAAGCCGATAAGAAACTCGACCTAACTGAACGATTTTCGGAACCGGTATGTTCGGCGGTTCAAGATTGGATTAGATACAAGAAGGAGCGCAGGGATGCATACGAGCCAACTGGCCTCAGAAACCTTCTCACGATGATAGAGAACCGCGTAAAGCAGCACGGAGAACAGGCAGTAGCCGAGGTTATCCGGCTGAGCATGTCTCAAGGTTGGAAGGGTATCATTTGGGACAGAATCGGAGACAAGCCGAAGAAAACCAAAACGGATGCGCCGATGTTTAAAGGTGCGCCCGCCGCCAGTGACTGGGAAAATGAGTGGGCGGCACGAGTGAAAGCAAGCAGAGGTGAGAAGTGAAGTTTGTAATCAAAGGGCCGCTGCCGGGACTGAATGAGCTGATCGAGGCGGAACGGCGCAACCGGTACTTAGGCGCACAGCTCAAGAAGAAGTGCGAAACCGTCGTGATGCACGCGGCACGGCAGCTCGGCAACGTGGAGTTTGAAGAACCGGTGTATATGATCTATCGCTGGTACGAGAAAGACCGGAGGAGGGATAAGGATAATATTTGCGCGTTCGGGCGGAAAGTTATTCAGGATGCGTTGGTGAAAGCGCGGTATCTGTCGAACGACGGGTGGAAGAATATCCGAGGGTTTGAAGATCACTTTGAGGTGGACGCGAAGAATCCGCGGATTGTGGTTGAGATTTTGGGAGCGGATGAAACGGATGAAGTATGAGGACTTTTTGAAGGGCAAGCTGAAAAGCAGACCGAAAAGCGGATTTGACATGCAGGAGAAGCACGAAAATCTGTTTGAGTGGCAGAGATATGTGACGGACTGGGCGTGCAAGACCGGGAGCGCGGCACTATTCGAGGATTGCGGGCTTGGCAAGACGGCACAGCAGCTTGCATGGGCACAGGAGACCGCACAAAAGACCGGCAGGCCGACGTTGATTCTGGCACCGCTGGCGGTATCGCGGCAGACCGTGCGCGAGGGCGAGAAGTTCGGCGTGCCGGTGACTTTGGCGGAGATGGATGCGGATATTGCGCCGGGCGTGAATATCACAAACTATGAAAAACTGGACAAGTTCGACACGTCAAAGTTCGGTGCTGTGGTGTTAGACGAAAGCTCGATTTTAAAAAGCTACATGGGAAAAACCAAACGGCAGATTATAGGAGCGTTCCGCGATACACCGTTCAAGCTGGCCTGCACGGCTACGCCTGCACCTAACGACCTAATGGAGCTGCTGAACCACGCGGAATTTCTCGGCATCATGCGTTCAAGCGAGGCGCTTTCCTGCTGGTTTGTGGCAGACCAGAGAAACAGCGGACACTATCGGCTGAAAGGACACGCAGAGCACGATTTCTGGCGATGGGTGGCAAGCTGGGCGGTTTGCATTTCCAGTCCGAAGGATATTGGATTCCGCGCAGACGGATACACGCTGCCGGAGCTGCACGAGAAAAACGAGGTTGTGCAGACGGAGAAGAACACGCTGCTGGGACTGACGGAAAAGCTGGATCTTTCTGTGAAGGGCTTTCATGCAGCGAAGAAAAAGAGCCTTGCAGAGCGCGTGCAGCGGTGCGCAGAAATTGTTAGCAGTTCGGACGAACAGTTCGTGATCTGGTGCTTTCAGAACGAGGAAGCGGATGAGCTGAAAAAGGCGATTCCGGAAGCGGTGGAGATACGAGGAAACGACAAGGCGGACGTAAAGGAACGTGCAGCGGTGGACTTCATCGACGGGAAATTCCGCGTTTTGATCTCCAAGCCTTCTATCTTCGGATTCGGTTTGAATTTTCAGAATTGCCGAAACGCAGTGTTCTGCGGACTGGATTACAGCTATGAGAGTTACTATCAGGCAGTAAGGCGGTTTTACCGTTTCGGGCAGGATAAAGAAGTAAACGTATGGCGCGTGATCGGAGAGGGAGAGAAGGAGATACTGGACGCGATTGAACGCAAGGCGCAGCAGAAACAGGAGATGACCGTGAGCATGGCGCAGGCTATGCGGGAATTTCAGACAGAAGCTGTGCGAGGACGGGAGTTTGTGCTCGATCTGAAAAAAGACGAGTTCAAGTTCCCGGCATGGATTAAGGAGGCAGTGTAATGCAGGAAGTAATGAATGAGCGCTACGCACTTTACAACGGAGACTGTGTAGAGGTGGCACGGCAGATGCCGGACGAGAGTGTTCACTTCGAAATTTTCAGCCCGCCGTTTGCAAACCTGTACATCTATTCGGACGATCTGCGGGATATGGGCAACTGCAAGAACGAGGACGAGTTCTTCGAGCAGTTCGACTATCTTATCCCGGAGCTGTACCGGGCACTGATGAACGGACGCATTTGCGCGGTACACTGCAAGCAGCTTGCACGGTACAAGTCCAGCCACGGCGCAAGCGGCTGGTATGATTTCCGCGGCGACATCATCCGGCACTTTGAAAAGGCGGGATTTCAGTACCACAGTGAGGTTGTCATCTGGACTGACCCGGTACTGGAGATGCAGAAAACCAAGACGCAGAGACTGCTTTACTGCCAGCTTCAGAGGGACGCAAGTTTGACGGGTATCGGAATGCCGGAGTACCTCGTGTTGTTCCGCAAGTGGAAGGACGACGGAAAGAACCCTGAGCCGATACGCCATTACAAGACCGCAGAGGACGCGGAAAAGGACGGCGGCGACGCGCGGCAGGTGCTCGGCCTTCCGATGTGGCAGAGATACGCAAGCCCGGTATGGTTTGATATTCGCAGAACCGACGTTCTTAACGCGCGACTGGCACGCGAGGACAAGGACGAAAAGCATATCTGTCCGTTGCAGCTGGAAGTTATCAGACGTGCGGTGCAGCTTTGGACAAACCCCGGTGACGTTGTGTTTTCACCGTTCGGCGGGATCGGCAGTGAACCATACATCGCACTCGAGCAGGGGCGCAGGGCGGTAGCGGCTGAACTGAAGCCGGGCTATTTCGCGCAGATGGCACGCAACTGCGAGGAAGTGTGCAAGCCGAAGGACGAAGATCAAGTGACGTTTGGTGAGGTGGTGTGAATGGTTGAGAAAGCAGTTTTGAACGCTGCACCGGAGAATGAGGTGCAGACGATGAAAGTTTTAATTGCCTGTGAGGAATCGCAGGAGGTGTGCAAGGCATTTCGGGCACGCGGACACGAAGCGTACTCCTGCGATATACAGGAGCCGTCCGGCGGTCATCCTGAATGGCATATCCTCGGTGACGCACTCGCTGCCGTAGCAGGGGGTAATAATTACCATGGACGGTAAAGCACATGAGGTAGGCAAGTGGGATATGTTGATTGCACATCCGCTTTGCACTTACTTAACCAATGCAGGAGCACGGCACTTGTGGGCACACCACCAGTTACAGCCGGAACGTGTAAAAATCGGCATCCGGGCGCGTGATCTATTCATGAGGTTGTGGTGGGCGGACATACCGCGCGTTGTGATTGAGAACCCTGTGCCGTCAAGCGTGTTTTGCCTGCCGGAGTACGCGCAGATTATCAATCTATATCAGTTTTACGGCGCAGAACACCCATATACAAAGAAAACGTGTTTGTGGGAAAAGGGCGTAGAACCGTTAGCGCCGGTTGAAGCGGTAGAACCAGAGAAGGGCAGAGAGCTGCACATGAAGAACGGTACAGTTCGCCGCTCCTGTTGGGTGATGGATCAGAACAAAGACCGGGCAAAAAAGAGAAGCAAGACGTTTCCGGGCATTGCTCGGGCGATGGCGGAACAATGGGGAGGATGAAGCTGCTATTGCGATAAGTTCCGCGATGCGTTCAAGCGCGCAAAGGAGGAGAGGGACAGACGTGGATAGACGGTGTATGAATTGCAAATGGTGAAGGACGGAGCATACAATGACTTACACAGAAACAGAATTAAATGAAATTTTGAGAAATCATAAACATTGGATTCTGGAGGATATAGATGGTTGGAAAGAGATGAGGGCAGACCTGCACGGAGCAGACCTACACGGAGCAAACCTGTGCGGAGCAGACCTGTACGGAGCAGACCTGCACGGAGCAGACCTGCACCGTGCAGACCTGTGCGGAGCAGACCTGCGCGGAGCAGACCTGCGCGGAGCAACCAATATACCTTTTATTCCGATGACTTGTCCAGATACAGGAACTTTTGTCGCATGGAAAAAGGCAAACGGATACATTGTCAAGTTGGAGATTCCAGAGGATGCTCGGCGAAGTTCCGCAACGGGAAGAGAGTGCCGATGCGATAAAGCGAAAGTGATAGAAATTCAGGAATTAGATGGTTCGCCCTCTGAATTAACGGAAATCGCAAGTAGATATAACCGCAATTTTGTTTACCGTGTAGGCGAAATTGCGAAAGAACCTAAATACGATGAAAACCGTTGGAATGAATGTGCTCCGGGGATTCATTTTTTCATCAATCGTCAGGAAGCAGTGGATTATGTCTTGTAACAAAATGAACACCTGCAAAACCTGCCGATGGTATGCAGCATTTGACGATGTCTGCTGCAACGGCGACAGCGAACACCGGGCAGATTTCCGGTTGGAGGATGAGACGTGCGAGAAATGGGAGGAAAGCAATGAATAAAAAGTTTGAATTTACCGGAGAAACCAAAGTAATTTTAGGACGGCATACGCTGCATCGCATTCGGGCGTTGATTTCGTTCGGGAAAGTCGAAGCTGGGGAGCTGGGCGTTCACCGTTTCTTGTAACAGGTGCTGTGCGACATCTGGGCTTGCGTATTTACCCGAGAAAGCTGTTGAAGCATGGAACAGGAGAGCGGACAATGCGTGAAATCACCAAAGCCGACATGGACAAGCCGATTGAACCGAAAATGGCGCGTGACGCTGTTACAGCGGTGCGCGATATAGCTGCGTATTTAACGGTGGGTGAGTGGTGCTTGATTATGGCAGGCGTGAAGAAAGCCGTTGAGAGAATGACACAGGAGGAAGACGATGAACGAAGTATGTGAAGATGTTGAAAAGCTCGCGGAAAAGGAGCTTGAAAGCGCAAATGAGCGGTTCCCGCAGTTCCATATTCCGCATGAGGGATGGGCGGTGCTGCGTGAGGAATACGACAAACTGGAAGAAGAAGTGCATCAGCTCGACGGCGAGATCAACTGCTATTTGTGGGGAAGCGTGAAACGCAATACAACTGCTGACAATGTGGAAGCAGTTGTATCGCGTGCTATCGCTGCCGCTTGCGAGGCTATACAGGTGGCGGTGATGGCGCGAAAGTATCTGGATATGCTGGAAAGAGAGGAATGAAATGAAAAAAATTGCTTTAATCGTTCTGGCTATCGTGGCAGCACTGGTACTCATGATTGCTGCTGCATTTGTGTCGGCTAATAACCGCGCAGTATCAGCAGAAGAACAGGTAAATTCGGCGGCAGCCGATGTGCAGGTGGTGGAAAAACGCCGTGTTGATCTCGTTTACAATCTGGTGGACGCAGTAAAGTCCTATCAGAATTACGAGGGCGATACACTGACAAAGATTACGCAGGCTCGCACTGCTGCCGCGTCCGGCAAGGTCGAACAAGCGCAGGTTGCGTTGAACGCCGTTGCAGAGCAGTACCCGGAACTCAAGGCAAACGAAAATTACAAGCAGCTCATGACCGAGCTTGCGCTGACCGAGAACCAGATTGCACAGTACCGCAACAACTACAATCAGCAGGTACGGGCATACAATAAAATGGTAAGGTCTTTCCCGACCGGTTTTCTGCTGAGGGTAATGAACTATCAGACAATCGACACGACCTACACGGACTACGACGCACCGGAAGATGCACCGCAGAACCTGTTCGGTGGCGGCGATGGAGATTAAGCCTCGTGAGATTGCGTTCAGCGTTGCAATCGTGTTTGTTATGGTGGCACTGGGATTTCTGCTCGGTAGCAAAATCAGTGACCATATCGCTGAGACAAACGAGGAATTTACCACGGCAACGCAGATTACAGACGATCAGCAGTTTCAATATGCGCTGGATACCGACTTCGGGAATGTCATCGCTTACGGCAATCTGGTTGCCGAACAACCCGTTTCGGCTGATGATTTAGATGGCGAATATGCGCAGCTGACCAAAATCACGGAGCAATATACCATGCACACGCGCGTTGTAACCTCTACGGACGGAAAGGGGCACACATACACTCGCACCGAGGTGTATTGGACGTGGGACGAGATTGACCGGGAGAAAGACAGCACAGAAACATACATGTTCATGGGTGCATCATTCCCGGCGGATAAGTTTTCCGTTACAGCGCACCAACAGGGCGATACAATCTATGACAGCAGACTTGTGCGGCATTATTACGAAGCTGTGGACGCAAATATGGTTGGCAGTATACATACGCAAATCAAAGATCATATGATTGCAGACAACAACAGGTTTTATACGGACGCAGAACCACAGGCGATTGTAAACCTTGCTATAAGACAAGGTAATATTGCTATCATCTTGTTCGGTGTATTATGGATTGCTCTGACCGGTGGCGCGGTATATGGTTTCTGTGCACTGGAAAACAGGTGGCTGGACGGATGATGTATAGTCCGGAAATGCGAAAATACCTGAAAGAAATCAATCGCTATTTGCTTTGGAGGTACGGAAATGGCGAAGAAAAAGAAAGTCAACCCATACCGAATACCGGCGACGCAGGGTGACATAGAAAAAGCCAAACGAGACGCAACGAACACGGCGGTTGCGTCTACATGGGCAATTATGTTTAGCGTCCTACGGGATAAAGAAGGGTACGACTATTACCGATTACGTCGGATATGGGATGAAACAAACTACCTCGCAGACAGTATCGCCCGAAAATACGTTAAAATCGACGATCTGATTGAAGAACTGCGGGAGAATGGAATAGCATTAGCATGAAAAAGAAAAGCGAATGCGCTGGGTGCGCATACTGGCGGGTGCTTGGTACAAGCCGAGGGTCTAAGCTATGGGCGTGTCATTATTTGATCGACACAGGAAAATCGCGCGGATGTGAACCGGGTGTGGGTTGCGTCCGCAAGGCGGCGAGAATCAGCCGCCGCAGGCGATATACACAGCATGGTATGGAGGAGGTAGTGGCACACGACGACTAAAGAATGGCTCAGACGAGGGATTGACCTTGAAAAATCAATCTCTGCACTGGAAGAAGCACGAGTAAGGGCGTGGACGCGGGCGACAAGCGCAACAGCGACGATCAAGGACACGCCGGGCGGCGGCGGTGACGTGACCGCAAACAAGGCGGATGCGTATCTTGCCCTGTCCGAGAAGATACAGCGAGAGCAGGAACGGCTTGCACTGATTAAGGCCGAGATTATCAGCACAACGGCTAAGGTACAGGATGCGGCGCTGCGGGCGCTGCTGATCGAACACTATGTAAACGGTCGGACGTGGAGAGAAACCGCCGAGAAAATGAATTACAACGAAGTGCACGTTCGTGGAAAGATGCACGCGCGGGCGTTGCGGGCAGTAGAACATATACGCACAGGCTGTGCATAAAGCTGTGGAAAACGGGCTACACAATACTACAAAGAATGGTGGTATAATGATATCGTGATAAAAGCCCTAAAGGGCGGAATCACGGAGTTGCGTTCCTCCGCTTTCAGCCCGCCGAAAGGCGGGTACACGCCCGGAAGCCTGCGTGAGGGTTGACGGGTGACAAGCCTTTCTGTTTAACCCCAAACACCTACTTAAAGCGGTGGGGAGACCTGCCGCTGACCTGCTCCAAAGTCTGCATGAGGGCAGAGGAGCAAAACGCCTTTCGCGGAACGAAGGCATTGATTATCCTTTCTATTCTTTCGGCGTGCCTTTTGCGCGGCACGCCGATATGCTCCAAAGCCTGCATGAGGGTGACGGAGTAATAACATTCACGCTAAAAAATTGAGAATGGAGTGCGGTGCCTGCGGGCAACAGACACCGCAAACATGCCCGGATGGCTGCATGAAGCCGGACGGGTAACGTAGCGGACTTTTGGCAAGCCTTGCATGGTGGACAACGTGCAAGGCGATCTGCTCCCGAAGCTGCATGAGGCAGAGGGAGCGCAACGCCTCCAACGAGGACGATAATATTCTGGCGGTCCGGAAAGACGGACAATCTGTTTCCGAACGCCTGTGAAGCTGCTGCAACGGCTTTGCAGAGTTCAGCGGGTGCTTGCAGGCACGCCGCAACCGGGGTCGCTCCCCGCTGTAACCTTACGAGGGAATCAGCCGGATTACAGACCGATAGCAACTGCGACACGACGGAGAGCAACGCCGAACAGCCCATAATGAGAGGGAGAGTGCTACTGGATAAGCACTCACACGGACTTAGTGAGCCGAGAGCAAAACACCAGTTTGCTAACAAAGTTACAAAGCCGATACGGCGCTTTCGGGTGGCTAAGTACACGCCACGAAAGAGCACCAGTCTGTTTATCTCTTGCAATAAACAACCTAATCATCAGGACGGAAACACAAGTAAACTTGCGAAAGTGAGGTTATTACCTTTCTGGATTTCATACAACCGTTCTGGACAGCCGGGAAACCGTCGGTAAAAGCCCGACGTACAGACGCGACGATAGCGTTCATACCTCCCTGTGGAGGTATACCGGTTTGCATAGAGCTGAAAGCGGGTGCAAGTCCTGCAAAACCGAAACAGTCGTATAATGGTAAACCCCGCTCACCTTATGGCTTTGGTGAGCGGGGTTTGTCATAGCATTGATACAATCAGGCAAGATAAATCTTTTCGCCGATCAGCTTTTCTTCGCGCTGCAAGTCGATAGGACAAATGCGCTGGAGAGTAGAGCCTACCGCAAGTTTTAGACCTTCGAATTTAATTCGACCTGAAAACAGACCGTTTACTGTATCTGTCTGTGCTTCGGTTGGGATAAATGGCGTTTGAAAGCCTTTACAATCGGCCTCGGAAAGCGCGCACGTGTGAAGGTAATAGTTCCCTTCACCATCGACAAATTTCCAGCTCCGGAAGATCAGGGAGCCGTCTGCCCGGATTGCAATCTCAAGCTGCAGCGGCATAGCAGGCGAGAACGGGCAAACATAACAGATTAAATCTTCGGCCTCGAATCCCTCAAACCTGCGGTTGAGGTCGATGGTATAAACATCGCCCTCAAAATTCGATATGTAGTCCTTGAGCACTTGGATTTTCATTTTTGCAGCCTCCTTTACTCGGTAATAATGCCTGGTGTGCCGTAGTAACCGCTGTCGATTTTGGTTACAACTTTGGTTTTGTCCACATCGTAGGGGGTGCGGGTGGAAAGAGTGAAGAAATCATAGCACTTTTTGTTGATGAAAAAGTTGCCACTGTAGCCCTGCGCCTTGTAAAAATCAATCCAATCCTGTACGGTTTTGTTGGGAATCATGTTACCTGCGTTGTCCCAAACTCTTAAATCTGCCATGATATTTTTCCTCCTTGATTTGTTGGGTATAGTGTATCATAATGTAAGTCCGATATGCAGGACTTTAAGGTTTGCTCTGCTGTGATAATTGTACCCCGATGTGCGGGTTAGTGTCAATATGTTCCGCCGCAGGTGCGTGAGCCGGGCGGGAGATTAAACAATTTCAAAACTGACGCCCTCAATGAATAAGATAGTACCGTATCCGGGAAGAAATGCACAACGGCGTCCAACCCATTCCGGGTGATTACCTTGGTAATCCTGATAGGTGGATTTGTAGTCGTTGCCGATGCGGTCGTATTCTGCTTTTGTGATGCGTACCATGGTAAGTCCTTTCTGCCTTCGTTCCTCCGGGGCGGGCGGTTGGGTTGAAATTTAGTAGCACCAGGCGTTTTCAAGTTCGCGTGCCTTGTTGCCAATGTCCGAGCCGTACTTATCATATACGGCGTTTACGATGCGGTAAAAGTCTTTCGGGGTCTTGATCTTGCGGAGTTCTGCGCGAGCTTCCTCAATCTGCTGCATCTCGTAATTATCAAACATGGTATTTGCCTCCTGCTTGTTTTCGGTGGTTTGTGTTTTCCTTTACTGTGACTATAGTATAATATATTTGCGCAAGTATAGCAATAGGCAAAATAACTATATTTGCGCAAGTATATTTGTGGATTGTGTATATTTACACAAATATATATGAGGCGTATAATAGCTATCGTTAGGAGGTGCTGTTATATGCCATCCAGCAAGGCACAGCAGAAAGCAACCAATAAGTACATCAACAAGGCTTATGACCGGGTTAATTTGACCCTGCCGAAAGGCAAGAAAGAAGAAATCAAATCCCATGTGGAAGGCCGGAGCGAAAGCGTGAATGGCTTTATCGCCCGTGCGATTGATTGCCAGATGGAGCGAGACAAAGAGGAGGACAAAGCGTAGTGTATGATAGAGTAGATGCAAGCAGCGGAGAGAGCCTTTGCCGTACTATGGCGGAGGAATGCGATACCGCGATCTTAGCATTTTCCACGGGCAAGGACAGCATTGCAGCGTGGTTGCAGCTGAGGAAGTATTTCAAGCATGTAATCCCGTATTATTGTTACACTGTGCCGGGTCTGGAGTTTGTAGAAAAGAGCCTTGCATACTATGAGGATTTTTTCGGCACTCACATTTACAGACTGCCGCATAGATCACTGTACCGGCTGCTGCGAAATCTGGTCTTCCAGCCGCCGGAGCATGTAACCAAGATCGAGGCGCTGGACTTGCCGGGCGAAGAATATGACGATGCCGAAATTGGCGAGATCATCCGCGAATGCAAGCGCCTGCCGGAATGCGTATACACTGCGACCGGCGTTAGAATGGCAGACAGTCCTATGCGGCGTATCGCCATGAAAACACATGGAGCGATCAACCACAATGCAAAGCGGTTCTATCCGGTGTTCGACTGGCTAAAGGCCGACCTGCTGCGCGAATTTGATGCAAGCGGTGTTCGGCTGCCGGTAGACTATAAGCTGTTCGGCAGAACGTTCGATGGTATTGATTATCGGTTCTTGAAGCCGATCAAGGAGAATTTCCCGCGAGACTATGAGAAGATTATCACATGGTTCCCGCTGGCAGAGTTGGAGTTATTCAGGAGGGGCGAACTGTAATGGGATATTGGAACGACGACGAAGTTAAGGAAACAAAAGACGATCACATTGAATTAGAGCAGCTCGAAAGCGAGTGCCTCGATGAGCTGGGAGACGTAGAAAAGAGTTTCCGTGAGCGCATGGGCGCTGAGAACAAGCGATTCCGTGATATGTGCGACACTGAATATTGGTGTTGTATCTGCTTTACCAGCAGAGCGCAGAAAGAGGAATTTCTCGCATCCCTCGAATTCGATACCGATCTAAAGTATATCGAAGGCAAGGAATTCGCGCGTGCGGTCAAGCGTCCGATTAAAACCGAAGATATGAAGTTTGCGAGAATCGGAAAAGGCTCAAAGGAATATTTGAGCAAAATCATTGGTGAATAAATATAACGGAAAGGATTATCTGCGAAAGATAGTCCTTTTTGTATATTTGAAAGGAGGTGTGAAGCATGGGTAGTGGTTATGGTAGTGGCAGACTTGCAAACCGTGGTCGTTCTGGCGGTGTGCGCCGTCGTAGCGTAGCGGTTGGCCGTCGTGCGGCTGGTGCTCGTGGCGCTCGTTCGTCTTCGACCTAAGCAAACACAACTCAACAGACAAAGCACCGAGACTTTCCCGGTGCTTTTCTATTGGGTGAAAGGAGGTTATGAAATGCCGAGAGGCAGACCGAAGAAAGTAATTGATCTTGAAGCCGTCGAAGAACTTGCCGCAGAGGGCAACACCCAAGCGGACATTGCGGACGCTCTGGACTTTGCGAGAGGAAACTTTCTGAATCGCAAGGATGTAAGGGCGGCTTATGTGCGCGGCGTGTCACAGATGCGCTTGCGTTTGAGACATTGGCAGGTACAGGCGGCTAAAGGTGGAAATATACAAATGCTGATCTGGTTAGGTAGGCAGTACCTCGGGCAGAGCGATACCCCTGCACCGATGGAAAGCGACAACGACAACGGCGTGCAGCCGCTCGTTGATATGCTGATGAAGCCTGCACCAGACAGAGACATAAAGGATTTTGAAGATGGATAATATCCCCGCACCGTTCACGAAAAAACAAGTGGATTATTTCTATAAATCCCTTCATAGCTGGTTCAACGTGGCCGAGGGCGGCAAGCGTGGCGGTAAGAACGTATTGCAAACAACGGCGTTCTGCGCTCGATTGGAAAAGCACCCGAACAGATTCCACCTCATTGCAGGCGTTTCTACTGCGTCGGCAATGCTTAATATCATCGACTGCGACGGTTACGGCATGATTAACTATTTCGGCAAGCAGAATTGCCGGGTAGGTAAGTACCAGAACCGAGACTGCATCTACGTCAAAACGCGGAACGGTGCCGAGAAGATCGTGCTTGTATCCGGCGGTCGTAAAGACGGCGACGAGAAGAACATCAAGGGCAACACTTACGGCCTTGCGTATATCACCGAGGCAAACGAGTGTCACCCCAAGTTTGTGCAGGAAGTCTTTGACCGTACCATGACGAGCGGCGACCGTGGTATTTATCACGATCTTAACCCAAAGGGCGAGAACCACCCGTACTACACGGACGTGCTCAACTTCCATATGGAGAAGCAGCGGGAGAACCCCAACTACGGCTTTAACTACGGACATTTCACCATTGCAGACAACCTTTCCGTATCGGATGAACGCTTGAAAGAAATCCTTGCGACATACGACCGAAAGAGCATCTGGTATCAGCGTGATATCCTCGGTATGCGACGTGTTGCAGAGGGTCTGGTTTATCCTATGTTCTCGACCGAGCTGCACGTTACGGATGGTGAAGGTTCCGGCAATCGCTGGTTTGTGTCCTGTGACTACGGCACGATTAACCCGACCGTGTTCCAGCTTTGGCGGTTTGATGAAATGACCTGCAAATCAACTTGCGTGCGTGCGTATCGGCACGACAGCCGCAAGGAGAAGAAACAAAAAACAGATGAGGAATACTACGCCGATCTTGAAACGTTCGTTGGTGGTCAGTATATCGAGGCGATCATTATTGACCCATCGGCTGCATCGTTCAAGGAAACAATCCGCAGGCACGGTAAATTCCGTGTGCGTGACGCAGACAACAGCGTGCTTGACGGTATCCGACTGATGGGAACGCTGCTTGCTGCTGGTTATGCACAGTACAATGCAAGCTGCACCGGAGCAATCGACGAATTCGGCATGTATATGTGGGACGATAAATCCCCCGAAGATGCGGTTATCAAGGAGTTTGACCATGATATGGACGCATCACGCTATTACTTCCAGACAATAGTGCGCCGAGAGGTTAGAGCAAGGGGGCTTGTGAATGTTTGAACGGTTGAAGCAGTTAATAAAGGCGGTGAGGCAAGCAATGATTCCGGCAAACAAAATTGAAGAACTGACAGGGGCAACGGCGGTCTATGATTCCACGATGCAGTCAAACATTGACCTGTGGCGACGGATGTATATGGACGATGCCGAGTGGCTCGGTCAGCACGGCAACCGGAATGTTACGTCTTGTGGCCTACCGTCGGCTATCTGCCGAGCAGTAGCACGCCCAACCACCATTGAAAGCACCATCACTGTTGATGGCGGCGCACGAGCAGAGTTTCTGAATGAAAGCCTGCGCGGTATGATTCCACACATGCGAATTGACGTTGAAAAGGGTCTCTCGGTCGGCGGTTTCTTCTACAAGCCGTTTGTCTCAGAGAACCGTGTGCTTGTGGACTTTAACACAGTCGGCAGCGCGTACCCGGTCAGTGTGGACAGCAACGGCGAAATCACAGCGGCAGTATTCGCAGATACCAAGCGAGAAAAGAACCGATACTATACCAAATTGGAGTACCACGAACTGAAAAGCGGCGTGTACACCATCAAGAACAAGGCGTACAACTCCGACAAGAACGGTAGTATCGGCTCGGAAGTACCGCTGAATACTGTAGAGGACTGGGCACAGATTGCGCCGGAAACGACGATTCAGAACGTAGAACGTCCGCTTTTCGGCTTTTTCAAGGTGCCGATTGCAAATAACATCGAGCCGGAAAGTCCGCTCGGTGTGTCGCTTTACAGCGGCGCAGCAGTTGACCTCATCCGGCAGGCTGACCAGCAGTGGGAACGCCTTATGTGGGAATATGAAAGCGGCGAACGCCGTATCCTGATGAGCGATTCTGCGATTCCACAGCGCGTTGTAGATGAGCACGGACTATCGCACACGAACCCGCTGCTCCGTGACCGTCTGTTCCGCCGGATGCCGTTTGAAGACGTAGACTTCTATCAGGAGTTTTCACCGGAATTCCGCAACGATGCACTATACAAGGGCTTCCAAGACACCTTGAAGATGATCGAGCTGAACTGCGGCTTGTCTTTCGGAACGCTGTCTGACCCTCAGACGGTAAACGCAACTGCAACCGAGATCGTATCCAGTAAACAAACAATGTACGTCACTGTGAGGGATACGCAGGCGGCACTTGAACACGCTCTGAATGGCCTGCTGTATGGCATGGACGTTTACGCCACGCTTTACGGTCTTGCGCCTGCTGGTGATTGGGACTTGCAGTGTGATTGGGGCGACGGCGTTGTGCAGGACACCGAGAGCAAGCAGAAAGAACTTGCGGATATGCGCAATGACGTTTCTGCCGGTCTTATTCGAGGCGAGCTGTACATTGCAAAGAAGTACGGCGTAACCGAGGAAGAAGCTCGGGCAATGATGCCGAACGCTGAAAAGTTAACAGAGGGAGAGGAATAATCAAACTGTTAGCAAATCGACTTTGATAATCGCATAACCCGCTTTGATAAAGTGAATCCAGCGCCGCAAGGCGCTTTTTTCATGCCCGCAACGGCATTAAACTACGGAAATTGGCTATCCTGCAAGCCTAAAAGTGCAGGCAGATCGGTGACGGCGACCACCTAAAACGCCTAATCTGAAAGGAGTATACACATGAAGAAAGAAGAACTGTTGGAAATCGGTCTGACTGACGAACAGGCAGATAAGGTTTTTGCACTGAACGGCAAGGATGTTGAGAAGTACAAGCAGCAGGCGGCAGAAGCCAAGAAAGACGTTACCGACCTGCGCGACCAGCTCACCCAGCGCGACAAGGACATTGAGGACTTGAAGAAGAATGCGGGTGACGCGGACGATTTGAAGACCAAGCTCGACACCCTGCAGAAGAAGTACGATACCGACACCGCAGAATTCCAGAGCAAGCTCGATGCCCGCGATTATGCGGACGCAGTACGCGCCGGTATCACCGCAAAGGGCATTAAGTTTACCTCCAAGGCGGCAGAAAAGGCATTTATCGCTGACCTGACCGCAAACAAACTGGAAATGAAGGACGGTACGCTGACCGGCTTTGACGATTACTGCAAGAAGCAGCAGGAATCCGACCCGGCGGCATTTCAGAGCGAAAAACCCGCTCCGACGTTTGCAAATCCGATTCAGAATCCCGCACCGCATACGGTAAGTGCTGCCGGTCTGGCTGCACAGCGGTATTCCGCACAGTTCGCACCCAAGGGAAAGGAGTAAATAACCTATGGGCACTTATGTAAACAAAGCTGACGGTGCACGCAAGCCGTCTATCCTCGCAAGCGAAGTTGGTCTGATCACCAAGACCCGTCTCATTCCTGCAACCCTCGGCACCGCTGATGGTAATCGAAAGGTTGTTAAGCAGGGCACTATCTTCCCGCTGAACGACAACACCGCAGAGGGCATTGTGTTTGAGGATGTGGACGTAACCAACGGCGACCGTGTAGCTGCTGTTATTGTTGCTGGCCGTGTATATGCAAACCGCCTGCCCGCACAGCCGAGCGCGGACGATAGCTCCAAGACTGGCGCAAAGTCCACCCTCGAAAAGAGCGGCGTTGTTTTTGTTAACGCGCCGGAAACCACCAGAGCGTAAAGGAGTAATAACCTATGGAATTTGTAGAACTGCTGAAAGAAGCTGAACTGCTGGACTTCGGTCAGAATTTCAACATTGCACGCCCGGAGCTGTCCGGCGACCGCCTGTTCCCTGACCAGAAGACGCAGAACATCACCGCAAAGTATCTCGCTATGTCTGACAGTGCATACCTGCCGACCATGGCAACCGTGCATGCGCTCGACGCAGAGGCACAGATCGGCTCCCGCCCGACTGCAAGCATCGTAACCGTTGAGAAGCTGCTCATCAAGCGCAAGATCAACCTTTCTGAGCGTGTCCGCCTGCTCCGCAGCCACGGCGTAAGCACCAACAACGAGATTCTCGACTATATCTTTGACGATATGGCACGTCTGGCTGAGGGTGTGAAGACCCGCACTGAGGTGGCAAAGCAGGAGCTGCTTGCAACCGGCAAAATGACCATCAACGAGAACCACGTCAACACTACGATCGACTTCGGTGTTCCGACCGACCACACGAACAAGACTTTCGACTGGTCTACCGAGGCAAAGGCAAAGACCATCCTCGACGATATTCAGGGCGTACGCGACGCTGCTATTGCAACCGGCCGCGTACTGCGTGAGATCGTCACCAGCTCTGCTGTTCTCAGCCTGCTTGCTAAGAGCGCTGTTATCCAGAACGCGCTTTTCGGCTCTGCTTTTGCGGGCCGTCTGGCAACTCAGGACGAGATTACGAGCCTGTTCTCCCGTCTGTTCGGCATTGAGCGTATCACTGTAAACGATCAGGTTTACAACTGCGAAAAGGCAGACGGCACGCTGACCACTCAGCGCTACTTCCTGAAGAACAAGATTGCGTTCCTCGCAACCATGGCAAACGGTTCGTTCGGCGCTGGTCTGTGGGGTGTAACTCCGGAAGAGGAAGCACAGGGCGCATTTACTGCTGCGTCGCAGAACCAGTACATCACCATGACCCAGTGGCAGACCCCTGACCCGGTTGCAATCTGGACTAAGGCATCCGGCATGTTTATTCCGGTTCTGCCCGACCCGAACGGCCTGTACATTGCAACTGTAACCCTGCCGTCGTAAAGAAAGGAGCAATCCGCCGTGTACGCAAACTATGACTTTTACCGCACCTGTTACAAGGGTAATCTGATTGATGAGAAGGATTACGACCGCGTAGCAGGGAGAGCGGCGGATATTATCTCTTGCGCAACGCTCGGACGCTCTGACGGCGTTCTGAGTGACACTGTAATGCACCGAGTAAAACGACTTAACTGTGCGCTGGCAGAAGTCATGCACAATCAGGAAACCGCAGAAACCGCCGTCTTTTCTACGGACGGCGGCGCGGTATCCTCAGAGAGTGTCGGCTCGTGGTCTCGCAGTTACGGCGCTAACTCTGCTATTGCTGCACAGGTGCAGAGCATTGAAGATCGGCAAAAACGACTTATCGCACAGTATTTGTGCGGTACTGGCTTACTCTATGGCGGTATCGGCTGATGAAGTATCCTATTACTCCGGAATACCTTGAAAACGCGCCTAAACCGCTTGTGAAAGCAATCCTCGCAATGGAAGATGATCTGTTGCGTGAGATTTGCTCTCGCTTCAAGCTGACCGGCGAACTGAACGAGGTAACGATCAACGACATACGCACGCTGAAAGCATACGGTCTGGATATGGATACTATCGAACGGCGTATCGCAAATCATACCAAGACCAGCGCAGAGGAAGTGCAGGGCGCGCTTGACCGTGCGGTAAAGCTGAACCGTGAGTATTACGGCGAGCTGTCCGACAAGGCAGGTATTACAATGCCACTTGAAATCGTGACGGCGCGAGAAATTGAACTGATTCGCAAGCAAATGCTCGATGAGTACCGCAACATTACCCGTTCTTTGGGTTTTGCTGTGCAGACGAACGGCGAAATCGTGTTCCGTCCTATCGCTAAAGCCTATCAGGCTGTGCTTGATAAGGCAGAAATGAAAGTGTACTCCGGCGGCTTTACGGTGCAGCAGGCACTTGAAGATGCTGTACGGGAACTGGCTGACAGCGGTATTCGCACCGTTGATTATGCGTCCGGTTGGATGAACCATGCTGACGTTGCGGCGCGGCGCGCTATTGTAACCGGTCTGAATCAGGTTACATCCAAGTATGCCGAAGAAGCGGCGGAGGTGTTGGAAACCGACTTATACGAAGTGACCGCCCATCGTGGAGCACGCGATAAGGACAAACCGCACGTTTGGTCAAATCATAAGCGCTGGCAAGGCAAGGTATACGCCACGAAAGACGGCAGCAAGTACCCGAATATCTACAAGGTTTGCGGATTGGGTCAGGTTGACGGTCTGGAAGGCGCTAACTGTAGACACCACCGGCATCCGTTTTTGGAGGGCGTTTCTGAGCGCGTCTATACGGACGATGAACTAAAGAACATCGACCCGCCGCCGTTTGAGTATCAGGGCAAGACTTACACCGCCTACGAAGCGACGCAGATGCAGCGCAAGTTGGAAACGGCTATGCGGAAGCAGACGCGGCGCAGGATGGCGTTTGAAGCTGCCGGGGATACCGAGCAAGCCGACAATGCAAAGATACGTCTGCAAGCGTTACGGCGCGAATACAAGGCGTTTTCCGAAGCGGCAGAATTGCCGACACAGTTTGAAAGGGCAAAGGTGACAGCATGAAATTACCGCACACCGTGACGATCTTTCAGCCGTCCGGCAGAACAGTGCTTACAGGCGTGTTGCTGGAAAGCACCAGAGGCACAGCGGCAACGAAAACCGCACTCAACAGCGCGGATTCCGTCACGCTGCATATCCCTCTACCGTGCGAACTTACGCTATCGTCTGAAAAGGACTATTTCGCCCGTGGTGACGTTCCGGACGAGGGCAGTTACCAGAAATGCCGTGAGAAGCACGAGACATACCGGGTGACAAGCGTTTCGCGCTATGACTACGGCCTGTTGCAGCATTTGGAGGTGGGTGGACGATGATACGTTACTCTATGAAGTTGCACTTGCCAAACAACGTGCTTGATAGGCGCGTGGAAAAGGCGAACGCGTGGCTTGTTGAGGAGATCATCAAGGACACCGACCCGTTTGTTCCGGCGCGAACCAGAGCACTGGCAATGAACGTGCAGCGGCACGGGCATACCATCGTGTATGCCTCACCGTATGCACGTTTTCAGTATTACGTCAAGGTGATGATCGACCCGGCAACAGGAAGCACATTCGCGCCTAAGGGCGTGCGCAAGGTGTTGACCGAGCGCGACCTTCAATACAGTAAGGCGGTGCACAAACACGCGCAATCGCACTGGTTTGAGGCAAGCCGCGCGGTGAACGAGGGACACTGGAGGGAAGGAGTGCGCAAGATTTTGACCGATGAGTGAGAAATTGAACACGGTAACAGCTCGTGAACAAGACGGTGTTTCACGGGCTGTTCTTTTGTGGCTGAAAGGCTATGCTCCCGAAATCGAGTTTGAATATCTCCCGCCGGAACGGTCAGGCATGATGCTTACCAGTGTACAGAGCGCGTATAAAACCGCACAGTACATTGACGGCGGATATGCTGCACAGTACCCGTTCGGCGTGATGTATCGCGCCCTGCCGACCGACAGCGAGGAACGTCTCGACGTTGAATCCTTGCTGAATGAGCTGGGAGCATGGGCGGAAGAAAACCCGCCTGATCTCGGCGAGGGAATGACCGTCACATCTGTTGAGCGAACGACCCCTGCGGGGCTTATCGCTCGATACGAAGATTTAACCGAGGATTACCAAATCCTCTTAACCATTAACTATGAAGTTGAGGTGTAAAAATGGCAACTGAAAAGATTAAACGTCCTCTGATTGCACACTTTCTGGATACGTCCGACAAGATGGGCGAGTATTCGGATGCAAAGTGGGCACGAATCGGCAAGAATGTAACCGAAGCATCTACGGACTACGGTGCACAGACTGAGACCGAGCAGGATATTATCTCTGATTCTGCAACTACTGAGATTACCGGCTATCAGCCGACCATGAGCGTTTCTCAGCAGTGCACCAAGGGCGACGGTGTGTTTGAGTTTATCGACAAGAAGCGTCGCGCTCGTGCTACTCTGGCAGATTCTCACGCATGGCTGCTGAACGTGGACATGTGGAATGCTACCAGTGACAGCGACACTGCAACCTACGTTGCAGAAGTACAGGAAGTATCTGTACAGGTTGATACCTACGGCGGCGCGGGCGGCGAATCTCCGACGCTGGAATATACGCTGAACTATGTAGGCGACCCGATTCCGGGCACTGTTAAGATCACCGGCGGCGCACCGGTATTCACTGCGAACGTATCCGTATAAGGAGGTAACGAGGAATGGATAGTATCCGCGTAAACAGCGGCGTAAAGGTTATTGAAGTCAACGACAAGGGAGAGACGATCTCCCTTCCGCTGTCTGATGATAGCTTTGTCAAAGGCTTTTTCGACCTGCTGAATGAAATCAAAGACAAGGCAACGGCTATTTCTGAGAAGAAAGGCGACGTTCTGGACACTCTGGACGATATCGTAGCGTTTGACAAAGACGTTAAGGACAAAATCGACGCGCTGATTGGCGAAAATACTTGCGCGAAGGTGTTTGGTGCGGTGCTTCCGTCCTCCGACCAGTTCCTTGATTTCTTCGCACAGCTTACCCCCATCATTGACAGTCACGTTGAGAAGCGTGCAGCAAACATGAGCAAGTACAGCGCGGAGCGTGTCGGCAGTGTTTAACATGCTGCTCGACCGCCTGCCAAGCTCTTACAAGGGGTATCTGATTCGCACGGATTACAGAATCGGCATTCAGATTTCCCTTGCACTGGACGACCCGAATTTAAGCGATAATGACCGTGTATGGGTGGCATTATCCTTGCTTTACGGAGCAGGGATGCCACCCATTGACATTGCACTGGAAGGTTTGCAGTGGTTTGTTCGCTGTGGCGACGATAGAGAGATTGAACCCGGCGGTAAACGCATGATGTGGTTCGATTTCGACTCTGCACGGTTGTACGCATCGTTCCGGCAGACGTTCGGTATTGAGCTGCACAAGGTCAATCTGCACTGGTTTGAGTTTATGGCAATGATGGAAAGCCTTAACGAAGATTCGGCAATGTCTCATGCCCTGCAAATCAGAGGCACGGACACAAGCAAAATGAAGGGAAAACAGAAACAGGAATACGAACGTCTCAAACGTAATTTAACCCCTGCACCCGCACTTTCCGAAGAGGAAAAGGAAGCTATTGACGCTTTCTGGGCGCAGATCAATTAGAAAGGCGGTGAATAAATGGCGGATGGCTCTATCAGAATCGACGCTACTGTAAGCGACGAACAAGCGAAAAAGCAGATTGCACAAATGACGAAAGACATTGAAAAGCAATCAGCCGCCGTAGATAAACAAGCCGCAAAGGTACAAAAACTTGCTGAACAGTGGAACAAGGTAGCCGCTGGCGGAACGAAGGGCATTAAAATGCAAGCCGACCTTGCAGCAACGGAGAAAGAAGCCGCACGTCTGGCTGCTCGGTTGGATGAAGTAAACGCTGAGATTGAAAAGGCTCAGAGCGATTACAACACCAAACTGAAACAGGCGGCAACGGGCGCAATCCCACAGGAGGAATTCTCGGAATCGGCGCAAAAGCTGAATTCGCTTGTTGCTGAATCGGATAAATTGGGCGAAGCTCTGCGAAACGCAGATGATAAAGCGGCACAACTGAAACAACAGCTTGCCGAGATCAAGCAATCGTCCACGATGAGCAGCGCCGGTCAGAATGTACGGCAAAGCCTTGCCAATGAGACCACGCAGTTAGAGAACATGAAGGCCGGGCTGAAACAGTCCAAGTCGGAAATGAATGACTTCGTAAGTCAGACAAATTCCAAAATGGCTAAGCTGAAACGAGTTATTGCGGGTTTGGGCGCTGGCTTGAAAACGTCTGTCGGAAGTCTGCAAAATTTTCTCGGCGGCAAATTGGGCGCAGCGATTGACAAGCTCAAAGCCAAATTCGCCAATTTCGGACGTTCCAGTCAAAAGTCCATGAAGAAAGCAACGGGCGGCGTGCAGTCGTTCGGTGTGCGTCTGCGATCTATCGTTGCGGGCGCGTTGTTCTTCAACTTGATTTCCAAAGCGCTTACGGCAATGGCTGACCGTTTGGGCAAGGCTCTGCTTGCGAACAAGACGTTTGCAAAGTCGTTTGGACAGGTGAAAAGCAACCTGCTGACAGCGTTTCAGCCTATCTATGAATCTATCATTCCGTGGCTAAATAAGTTGATGCAGGCTCTTGCACAGGTAACGGCGCAGATGGCGCAGTTTATCGCGTCTGTGTTCGGTACGACCGCACAGCAGGCGCAGGAAAATGCAAAGGAACTGAACAAGCAAACGGATGCACTGGATTCCACGGCATCGTCTGCGAAGAAAGCCGAAAAGGCTCTTGCATCGTTCGATACAGTCCAGAAATTAACCAATAACAGCAATAACACGACTGACCCGAGCGCACCTAAGTTTGATACGGATTATTCCGCAGTAAAAAATCAGACACCGCAATGGCTCACTGACTTCTGGAAAGTATTTCAGGATTCGTGGGCGCAGTACGGACAGCAGACTATTGAAAGCGCAAAGAACGCTCTTTCTGCGCTGAAAGACATGGTTTCCGCTATCGGTCAGTCGTTTATGGCAATTTGGACGAACGGAACCGGACTTGAAACGCTTAACAACATTCAACTGCTGCTGCAAACTATCTTCGATCTGATTACCGCCATTGCAACGGCATTTACCAATGCGTGGAACACGAACAACACGGGCGAACAGATGCTGCAATCAATCATGAACTTGCTGAATACGATCATTCAGATTATCACCTCTATTGGTCAAGCATTCATTGCGGCATGGAACGATGGTAACGCGGGACAAATCATGCTGCAAAGCATTATGACCCTCATTACCACGGTGGTTCAGGCAATTAACGCAATCGGTCAAGCGTTTTTAGCTGCGTGGAATGATGGTAATGCCGGACAAACGATGATAAACACCTTGATACAAATGATTACGGCGGTTGTAAACCTCGTTAATTCTATCGGTCAAGCGTTTATTGCGGCTTGGACTGACGCAGGATTAGGCGAAAGTATCTTCTCGAATATTCTTTCCATCATCACGAATATAGAGAATGCGATAAAATCACTGGCTGAAAACCTGCAATCTGCGTGGGAATACAACGGGAATGGCGTAGCTGTTTGGGAGAGCATCCTCAAAATTATTGATGATGTATTAGCCGGAATTGATAAAATGTCACAGGCAACGGCGGATTGGGCAAGTGGTTTGAATTTTGAACCTCTTGTCACGGCATTTAACAATTTCATGGCAGCGCTCGAACCGGTTGTAGACCTGATTATGAACGGCCTTGCGTGGGCATGGGAGAACGTTTTACTTCCGCTTGCGAGCTGGACTATCGAAGAAGCTGCTCCGGCAGTTCTCAATCTTCTTGCAGCGGCGTTACAGGCAGTATATAAGGTAGTATCTGCGCTGGCTCCGATTCTGCAAACGATTTGGAGCATTATCAAACCTATCGTTCAGTTCATCGGTTTTTCTGTTATTTCTATTATCAAGGGACTGACAGATACCATTACGAAACTGGGCGACGCTCTTTCTTTTGTCATCAACCTGATTAGCAAAATCGGAAGTGGCATTGGAAGTGGTATTTCGTCGCTTGTTGGCGCATTGGGTGGCGGATTAAGCGCATTTTCACTGGATTCTCCAACTGCTGCGTATTCGCTTGACATTCCTGCCCTTGCAAATGGTGCAGTTATCAGCCCGAACAGCGAATTTCTCGCGCTGCTGGGCGATCAGAAAAGCGGCGTGAACGTGGAAACCCCGCTGTCTACCATGATTGATGCGTTTAACGCGGCACTGGATGCACGCGGCGGAACTGGAAACAGTAGTCAGCCTATCGAGCTGTACATCGACGGCGCGAAGTTTGCACGCATTACCGGCCCGTACAACAGCGGCGAAACACGGCGACGCGGCGTAAGTCTTGTAACAGGAGGTGCATAAATGGAACTTACCGTAGACGGAAAGAAGTACAACGTCCTTGTTACAAGCCTTACCCGTAAATTTCAGGTGCTTGACGGCGAGAACGCAGAGCGAACGCTCAGCGGCACAATGATTCGTGATATCATCGGCACGTTTTACAACTACGAAATGAAGTTAATGCCGATGGTGGGCAAGTACGGAGACTATGACGCGCTGTATCAGGTGTTGAGCGCACCGCAGGACAGCCACAGTGTAGTTTTACCTTACGGACAAGGAACGATGAGTTTTAGGGCGTACGTTACTGCCGGACAAGACAATCTCATCCGCAAGAAACCCGGAGAATCATACTGGACGGGACTTTCCGTTCAGTTTATCGCAATGGCACCGCAAAGGACGTGACACATGAGGAATATTAAGAAAATTGTTTGTGGCAATTCTACATTCACTGATGCTGAAATTGTTTCAGGGAATATATATAGTGCTGCATCGTTGCCTCTACAAGAGTTAGAAATAGACACGTTTGTGTTTTCTGTCCGTTCTGATTCATTAAAAGAAACTGACTTTTCGGTAGGAGAAAAAGTCCAGTTCTTTGAAAACGATGAGTTGATTGTAACCATGTATCTATCCCAGATTGAACGAGTTGCGACCAACAAATTTAATTTTTCGTGCATTAACGCCATTGGTATTTTGGATAATCAAAAGCATTTTGGCGGCATGTACAACGGAAATACATTTTCTGATGTATTAGCGGACGTGATGGGCGATGCGGAATATACTTTGGAATCCGCGCTTGGTAACATTGCAATCTATGGATGGCTTCCGATATCAACGCGACGAGACAATCTCAATCAACTGTTGTTTGCTGTGGGAGCAAATATAATTTCTGAAACGAACGGTACTCTCCATGTGTTTGTCTTATCTTCTGACATTACGAATATTGCAACGGATAGAGTGTTTCGAGGCGGCAGCGTTAAAGCTGTTAGCCCTGCAACCGAAATAGACGTAACCGAGCATGCCTATGCTGCGCTCACAACGGATGGACAAGTAACACTCTTTACTGGATCAAGTTCAAACGGAGAACTTGTTACCTTTGACAATCCTATGCACGATTTGGCTGTAGATGGCACATTCAAAATTCTTGCATCTAATGCAAACTATGCAATTATTAGCGCAGGAGCGGGAACGCTTACAGGAAAAAAATATACACACACAGCGAAACTGTACCGCCTACAAAATAATGCACGGAGCAATGCATCTGATTCGACTAAAACCGTAAAGGATGCAACCTTGGTAAACGCCATTAACTCGCCATCTATCGCAGAACGTTTGATGAATTATTATGGCTTAAAAACACAAGTTCAAAGCGATATCTTGTATGCGGGAGAAAGTGTGGGTCAAAAAATATCGTTTACAACACCGTTTATGGAAACCGATACAGGTTTTATAGAATCCGTAGATGTTGCAATCAGTCAGATCATGCGAGCAACACTGCGTGTTGCTATTGGATTTCAACCAGTAAAGCCAGGAAACTATTACGAAAATGTTATCGTGATTTCTCAATCTACGACTTTTGCCGTCCCTGAAAATTGTAGCAAAATTCGTGTTGTTATGATTGGACATGGATCTAATGGCACGGATGGTAAATCGGGGCAGGATGCGCCGAGCGGCTCTTTTTATTCCGACCACCTTGCTTTAGGCGGCCACGGCGGTAGCGGCGGCGCTGCGGGAAGTGGCGGCAACGGAGGTGCAATTCTCGAAAGTACAGTTACGGTTTCACCCGGTCAGAAATTTGCGGTATCTATTTCAGATGAAGCATCAACGTTTGGTTCGCTTTCGTCTGTGGATGGCGTAGAACAAGATTCCGGATTTATTGAGCTGTTTTCGGGAAACGTGTACGGCGCGAAAGGGCAAGATGGCTACGCTGGTGCGGACGGAGGCGACGGCGGCGGTTGGTTCAACGAAACCAATCCGGATACGGGCCAAAATGGGTACGAACACGAGGCTTATGCAGGCGGAAATGTTCTTGAATTTATGGGTGGTATAGGCGGCAAGTCATTAGTTGAAGATCGTTCCAACCGTGGTTATGATGAGTTGGTTTCTCGTGGTTCCGGAGGCGGTGGCGCTGCTTATGGCGCAAACGGTTCTCCGGGTAACGATGGCCGCATTAGCGATCCGGGTGATAAATATGCCAGAGCAAGAATTGTGGTTGGCGGCGCAGGAGCAAACGCAAAGCCACCGACACAGCCAACTTTGTTTGGCTGCGGTGGCTATGGAGGTCACGGCGGTGGCGGTGGCGGTGGCTGGGGCGGCGCAGAAAAAGATTCGAGCGATAAAGCGAGCATTGGAGCAAAAGATAGCACCGTATACTGGAATCCCGCACGCGGAGGCACCGGTTCGGCTGGTTCTGCTGGCGTTGCAGGCTGCGTTATTGTCTACTATTAACGGAAGGAGGTTGATTCTTTTATGGCAGATACCTATTATACGAGCGGTGAGGATACCGACAATACGGTTGATAAAATAAACGACCTCTCAGTCGGAAACGATGCACTCAAAGCGGCATTAGACGCACTGACTGCGCGTGTCGCGGCATTGGAGGGCAAGAACACATGATCTATTTCAAGAACTGGGAGCTTACCGCAGATTGTGAAGTGCTTGCCCGCCAGCATGATAATCTGACGCGCTCCATCACAGTTACAGGTGATCTCCCGCCTGACTGGACGTGGGAAATGTATGTGTCAGCAGGTGGGAACATGGATATCCTGCCGATGCGGCAGGACGAAACCGGAATCTCGGTGTTGCTGACCGCGCAGAACCTTCCCGTTGCAGGCGAATATGCTTTCGAGCTGCACGGCACGCAAGGCGAGAAAACGCGCAGCACAAACAGCATCCATGTATACATCCCGCCTACGATGAGCGGTGACGCACACTGGCCGGAAATCCCGACAGCGTTTACCGAACTTGAAAAGCGAATGCAAGCGCTTGCCAACACTTACCCGACAATTGGCAATAATGGCAACTGGGTAATTGCGGGCAAGGACACGGGCGTAAGCGCGAAGGGCTTAACTCCGTTCATCGGAGACAACGGCAACTGGTGGATTGGCGAAGAAGATACCGGTGTGCCCGCATCGGGCGGCGGGCATGGAAACGTGTTTTCAAATGATGTTTCCGCTATTCGCGTTTTAACCCGTGCAGAGTATGACGCAATCGAAAAGCACGATGAAACTGTGCTTTATCTGATAACGGGGTGACGGAATGTATATCGGAGACAAAAGCATTATCGCGTATTTCTTAGGAAAGATGGGAATTTACGAGGCGTATTTGGGTGATGAATTGCTCTATCGCCGCAAGAGTTCCTACCTTTACCTTGAATTGAACACAAAAGGAGTGTAAAACATGGCATCTTTCTTTAATTTAACGTTGGATACGACCGCGCCTGCCGGTCTTACTCTCAAGCTGAACAACGGTGCTGCTTATGCAACCAGCACGGCGGTAACGGCAACGATCGGTCTGACGGATACCGAAACTACCGGCTACCAGATGAAGATTTGGGGCGTAGCGGGTGCAGCAACGGAATCCGAAGCGGCATGGGCAACGTTTGTAAAGTCTAAGGCGATCACGCTGACCACTGGCGACGGCCAGAAAACCGTATCTGTTAAGGTGCGAGACGACGTAGGCAACGAAACCGCAACGGTTACCGCGAAGATCACGCTGGATACTGCCGTTCCGGTTGTTACGATTACCGGCCCGGACAAGAGCAAGATTTCTAAGGTGGCAACCTTCAACGTATCTGCGTTCTCGTTCTCTGCTAATGCGGACTTCGAGGAATACAAGATCAAGGTTGTTCCGAGCGAATCCAGCCTTGAAAATGCAGGTACTCAGATTCCGGTTACTGCCGGTTCTACCAATACCAGCGGCACTGCAGGTGGCTACAAGAAGGACACCGCTATCAACGTCACTATCAACGGCGCAGACCTCGAAGCTGCATCTTCCGGTGACGGCGTGAAGATCGTCAAGGTGTTCGTAAAGAACGCTGCCGGTACTTGGAGCGTGGCGTAAATGGCAGCTCCAAATCTGACTTTTTCCATCACGGGAGAGAGGATTTCGGCGGTTTCTGGCTTCGACAAAGTTATTGTTGCGTTTCAGTCGGACATTCCGTATCAGGCATTCGAGTGCCGCGCTACGAAGTCCGGCGAGGAATGGGGCAGAGGGAGAGGGACGCTCATTGCGTCCTTCTCTCAAACCCCTGCTGCAACACAGCGACAGTTCGAGGTATACGACGATTTCTTGCTTTCCGGTGACGGCATTTACCGCATTTCCCTCTACGCACAGGGTATGGATGGCAGTTGGAACGACAACTGGGGCTTTATCCCGTCCGGCAGTGAAGACATTATGCTCGACGCGGACGGAAACGAATTTCTTTGCATGAAGGAGTGATGGCATGGCTTATAATTCTTCGCACACCGGCGCACAGATTGATTCTGCGGTCGGTACGGTAATCGAAAAGGAAGCTACATGGGACGGTAAGCAGAACAAGCTGACCCCCGGAACGGACTATGCAACACCGGAACAGCTGACGGCTCTCAAGGTCAAGGCGCACAAGGTTACTCTGACAGTTGCGGGTTGGAACAGCTCGACAAAACAGCAGACCGTATCCGTTGCTGACGTTGTGGCAAATGAGACCGCACAGCAGATCATCCCCATGCCTGCGGCGGCAAGCATGGGGGCGTACAACGGCGCGGGTATCCAGTGTACCGCACAGGCGGCGGGCAAGCTGACGTTTACGGCGGATACCGTGCCGACGGTGGCTATCGACGTGTATGTGACCATTACGCCGGTTAGCTTTTCGTGAGGTATCCAGATGATTTATAATTTGCCGAGGAAGAGCGCGAAGTTTGAGGAAACGTGGGTGCTGAAAAACCATTTTGTAGATAATTGTGCGCTGGCTAAAACAGACATAATGTTTACTTCTAATGGAAAATCTTTTTCTTCTATTACCTGCGGTGCTGACTTTATGGCACTGATGGGAGTTTTGTATGATTCAACCCAAGTTGCAGATTTGAATATTTCTATGGATAGCGGCTGGGATGTAATATGGAAAGGCGGTTATCAGACCGTCACATTCCTTGAGCCGCCTACCGGCGACCTGCTCAAATGGTTACAGGCAAACGCTGTGAAACAGTAAGGAGGACAATATGCACAACTTTAACATGCTAAAATCCGGGGGGGGCAGTTCCTAACGCTGCTTTGTCGCATTACCCAAAAGGCGGTGCGGCATGATACTCAATCGGACTGCCGGAGGGCAGAAGAAGTACCACATATTAAATCAAAACGTACAGGTTTGGTTCAATTCGGAGTATGCAGAAGCAGGACAAATCGTCGGGATAGGGACCGACGACAAGTTCATGTTCGATTTTGGAGAAAGTTTTGTAAAAACCGCATCTGGGACAATGATTCCTATGGGGGAAGGCAAAGTACAGGGAATAACATTTCCAAATGGGAGACGCCATTATTGGTTTGTCATGCCTGCGGAGGATGTAACCATCTCGTAACGGAGGTGGCGGCATGATTCTTACTGGCAGAGTTGATGAGCCGAAAAAGGCAGAAAACCCTAAATGGGTCAAAGTAAAACTGGAGAGTGATTAAGCAGCGGCTGGGGCTGTAAAACATACGCGTAAAGAGAAAGAACGCGCAAGGGAGAATAAAATGAACAATGTAAACGAATTTAAAGCCGCTGTTGCGGCGGGCATTGCGGTGCTTACCGCGCTTTGGGGGTGGTTCGGCTGGCTGGTTGTGCTGTTTGTAGCAGCGATGGCGGTGGACTATCTAACCGGCACGGCGGCGGCTATGCAGAAGGGCAACTGGTCGAGCAAGGAAGCGAGAGACGGTATCTTTCACAAGGTCGGCTCTATCGTGGTTGTTGCGGTCGCAGGCGGCGCGGACTTGCTGATTGGCATGGTCGTAGACCATCTGCCGGGCGTGACACTGCCGTTTGAATACACGGTGCTGCTTTGCCCGCTGGTGGTAGTCTGGTACACGCTGACCGAACTCGGCTCTATCGTGGAGAACGCAGTTTCGCTCGGCGCGCCGTGTCCGGCATGGCTGAAAAAGGCACTTGCGGCCGCAAAGGACGCGGTGGACAAAATCGGAGATGAGGAAAAATGAAAATCACTTTTAAGGGCTGTAACCCAAGCAACTACCGCAAGGGCAGAGAGTTCCCCGTGCACTGGATTGTTCTGCATTTCACCGCGAATAACGGCGATACGGCACAGAACAATGCAGACTTTTTTGCAAGAGAAAGCGGACTGCGTGCCAGTGCGCACTACTTTGTAGACCCGAACGGCGTTGTGCAGAGCGTAAAGGACAGCGACACGGCATGGCATTGCGGCAGGGAACGCGGCGGCAGTTACTACAACGATTGCCGGAACGCAAACAGCATTGGAATCGAGATGTGCAGCGTTATCAAAAACGGCGTGTACATGATTCCGGACGAGACGGTAAAGAACGCTGCCGCGCTGGTGCGCACGCTGATGAAAAAGTACCATGTGCCGCTGTCGCGCGTATGCCGCCATTATGACGTTACGCACAAGGACTGCCCCGAACCGTGGGTACGCAATCCCAAGCAGTGGGAAAACTTTAAGAAAATGCTTACAGAGAAAGAGGTTGAGAACATGTCCGAACAGCAGACCCGCGCAATCGCAAAGCAGGAGATTGCAAACGCTGAGAAGGCAAAGAAGGTTTACGACACGGTAGACGCAGTTCCTGCATGGGGCAAGGCAACCGTACAGAAACTGGTGAACAAGGGATTTTTGCAGGGCGACGATCAGGGCAAGCTCGCACTGACGACCGACTTGCTGCGCCTGCTGGTTATCAACGACAGAGCACACCTGTACGGCTAAGTGCCAAGTAGGTTACGAACGCTTACAACGGTTGCAAAATATGATATAATTCTATCAAGATTGAAAAACGCATTGTTCCTGCGCTCCTCGAAGCCTTATGAACCTACATAGGGTATTGACGTAGAGGACACGGGACGGTGTGTTTTGTAGGGTGCGAAGCGCGAAAGTGTGTCGCACCCGATTTTTTTATACAAGGGGAAAGATATGCGGTGACACCATAACGAGGGGATACCGCATGAAATTAACGGAATTTACAAGGCCGGAGGTGGAATACTTCCGGCGTGAGTGCAATTTTACACCAGAAGAACGCGCCGTGTTTGATCTGCGAACATCGGCGCGCTCTATTACTCAGATTTGCATGACGCTGCACATGAGCGAAAGCACGGTGCATCGTCGGTTGAATAGCATCAAATGCAAAATGCTGCGCGTGCTGTGACAGCAAGTTGACAGATTTGTGACAGGTTTTCACGCCCGGCAGACCTTATACTTTCAGTATAAGGAAGTGATCGCATGAGTTACGAACAGAGACTTGAACGCATGGGGTATGACCCTGAGTGCGCTCGTCGCATTGTAGCGGTTTATCGCAACGCAGGCAATACAGATTGCTTAGAGGAGTATATATCCTACAAAGAGGCGGTAAGTAAATCCATCAGCGAACACGTTACGGAGGTGTTAGGCTAATGGCATATCCTTATGGTTACACTGGCTACACGCCGCAGTATCAACAGCAGTACCCGCAGCAGCCAATGCAGACACCAATGCAACAGCAGGTACAATCTCCACAGCACATTGTACGACCTGTGGCAAGCGTGGAGGAAGCACGCGCGGTACAGACTGACTTTTCCGGTGCGCTTACTATCATGCCGGACACAGCACACGGAGCGATCTACACCAAACAGCTTAATTTGCAAACCGGCTGTGCTGACTTTGTGATGTATCGCAGAGCACAGGAGCCGGAAACGAATAAACCTTCGGAAATAGATTTGTCGGATTATGTTCCGAGAACGGAATTCAACGAGCTTATCCGAAGGTTTAACAAGTTATGTGAACAACTGGGAGGTGCAAACGATGGTAAATAATCCGATGATGCAGGTGTTGCAGCTTATGAGGAACGGCGGGAATCCTATGGCAATGCTGAACCAAATGACCGGCAATAATCCTATGGTGAGCACCCTAATGAAATCCATGCAGGGCAAAAGCCCGGACGCACTGCGGCAGATGGCAATGAACATTGCAAAGGAACGAGGAATCGACCTCGATCAGTTTGCACAGCAGTTCGGCATGAACATCAAGTAAATATCCATTTTCAGTTTTGACGGAATCTTGACGAAAATCCGGCGTGAATTTGTCATGTTCGGAAAGCGTACGGTTCCGATCAAATATAACTGAAAAGGAGAATATAACATGGATAACGATTTTGCAACCGGCTATGCTCTTGGCAGTGACAGCGGCAACAACTCCGGCAACGGTATGTGGGGTGGCGATGGCTCTTGGATTTTTGCGTTTCTGATTATTGCACTGATTTTCGGCGGCAACGGCTGGGGCTGGGGCAACAACGGCGGCAACGGTGCAGGCTATCAGGGTGCAGTAACTCGTTCTGACCTGTGCAGCGAGTTCAACTTCAACGACCTGTCTCGTTCGGTTCTGGGCATCCAGAACGGCCTGTGTGACGGCTTTTACGCCGTTAACAACGGCATGCTGACCGGTTTTAACACCCTCGGCAACAATGTTTCCAACGGCTTTCACGGCGTAGATAACGCGATTTGCCAGCTTGGCTATCAGAATGCACAGCTTATCAACGGCGTAAACCAGAACATGAACACCGGCTTTAACGGCGTTACCGCAGGTCTTACCGCACTGGGTACGCAGATGGCAAGCTGCTGCTGCGACACGCAGCGTCAGATCGAGCGCGGTTTCTGTGAGACCAACTATAACGCGGCTACCAATGCGCGTGACATCATCCAGACTGCGCACAACGACACTGACCGCATTATTGCACGCATCGACCAGATGGAGAGCACCCGTCAGGCGGAGAAGATCGCGGCACTCCAGAATGAGAACCAGACGCTCAAGTTTGCGGCTTCTCAGGAGGCGCAGAACAACTACCTTGTAAACGCGCTGCGTCCGGCACCCGTTCCGGCGTTTCCCGTTCCGGCACCTTACCAGTTTTCCGGCTGCGGCTGCAACACCTGCTGCGGCATGTGAGAGATACGTTCAGCCGGGGGACATTCCCCCGGCTTTGATAGGAGGTTTTGATTATGGCTTGCAAGCCTGTACAAAAACTGTGTCCGAACCTGCGTATCTCACAGGGCGTGACTTACGCAAGCGGCGTGCTGACGGTGAACATTCCGGCGGGAGATTACCAGAACGGCTGCGTATACGGAATCGTAATCGCTCAGAACATTCCGAGCACAACGATCATCGGCGCACCGGTAGTAATCACAATTGGCGACGGAACGGTAACGTATCCGCTGTTGAAATGCAACGGCGCACAGGCGACAGTGTTTAATCTGGACACCCGTCACAAATACCTGTGTCGCGTTGTCACTTCGTCCAGCGGCGGCAGTTTCCGAATGCTCGGTAATTCCTGCTGCTCTCATTCTGACACGCTGCGGTCTATTAACGGCACAGCGCCGACGGTGTAAGGGGGTATCATCATGAAACGAGGAACCCGAATGCTGTTGATGCAGCACACCCGCCGAGAGAATGCTTCGCCGGAGGAATGGAGAATCCGCAAGACGTACCCCGAAGATCGCCAGCATTACGGCGTGCGGTATCGTTACAATCATATTGAGCCTTACGGTTACTATGACGAGCGTATTCACGGCGGCGAACCGGAGATGCGGAATTATCGCCGTTATTCTGACGGACGCTTTGCACCCAAAAGCAGCATGGAATATCCGGAGTATGACGAGTACCCCGATTACGAGGACGAAATGCGCCCTATTGGCTTTCGTGACGATGATGCTTACATGGGGGATACTTCTTATGTAGGCGACAAGACGCACGGTTCTGAGCGCACTATGGGCTATGCGTCCAGCACGCACACCGGGCGTATGACTAAGGACATGGCGGACGAATGGCTGCACAACATGCAGAACGCTGATGGCACGACCGGCCCGCACTGGACGTTTGAACAGTGCAAGCAGGTAATGCAGCAGCACAACTTGAATTACGACCCGGTAGAATTCTGGGTGGCAATGAACGCTGTTTACTCCGACTTTTGCAAGGTCAACGAGAAACACGGCATCCGCAACATTGATTACTATGTTGACGCTGCTTGTGCGTTCTGGCTCGAAGACAAGGACGCAGTGAAAAATAAGGAAGCGGCATACTATCGGTATGTTGTGAAGCATTGAATGAAGGGAGGGCAAATGCCCTCCCTTCATTGCGGTGTTGAAGTCCCGCGCTATCTGTGGTACAATGTATAGGTCAAGTGGGACTAAACATGGGACTAAAATTTTTGAAGTGTCAAAAGTTCAGACATACTGTGGGGTTTCGAAATTTCACCTCGTCCTTGGTAAGGATGAGGTCACCAGTTCAAATCTGGTTAGCAGCTCCATATTAAAAAGCCTTGTTTCTTTGGTAAATCCATTGAAACAAGGCTTTTTTGTTATTTTATACGGCTTTGAGCACTGCTGCACGAAGTTCTTGCAGCTCTCGCATAATGTCAGCCATAGGCGTTTTTTGCACTTCGTTAATGGGACTAAATGTGGGACTGAACAAGGCGGCTAATTGCTCACCTGCACGCTCGATCATATCCTCGCCGGTATGCGTGTAAATCTTGGCGGTAATCTCGATAGATGCGTGTCCCATGAGTTTGCTTGCGACGTTGAGCGGTACGCCCGCACGCTCTAAATCCGTGCAAAACGTGTGGCGCAGATCGTAGGGAACGATAGGCGGCAGCTGCTCGGCAATGGGTGAGATTTTTCCCGCCGCGATCAACTCACGTTCGGTATCATCCATAGCGGCGCGGAAACCCTGCCACATGGCACGCATGGACTTATCATCGTACAAGTGCCCGTTACGCGGAAAAACCAATTCACCGAACGAACCGGCTTTCGGCAGGACTGCGGCAAGCTGGGGGATGATCGGGATTTTGCGAACGCCTGCGTCTGACTTGGGGTATTTCTCGGCGCGGGTGTCCCGGTCGTATGCCTTGTCAACAGTAATCATACCGCCTGTAATATCGGCGTATGTCAGCACAAGGCTTTCCGCCGGACGCAAGCCACTATACAGCAGAGTAAGCACCCACGTTCCCGCAGGATGCGTCTTTGCAGTTTCCAGTAAAATAACACGTTCTCGATCTGTAATGCTCCTGTGGCTCTTCTGCTTGCCAGTACGGGGCATCTTCAAATCTTCCGCAGGATTATTGACGCACAAGCCGTTCTGCTTGGCTGCACGGAACATCTGCTCGATTGCCTGCTGCACCTTCTTTACGGTGTCCGGCGCACGTCCTTCCGCAGAGTTAAGCGCTTCCTGACAGTTCAGCGGCCGCACTTTGCTGACTGGGATATCCCCAATGTAGGGATAGACGTAGTTCACAAGCCGTCCCTCAATCAGCCTGCGCGTGGATTCCTTCACGCCGGACTTGTAGGTTTCTACCCAGCGTTCCCCCCATTCCTTTACGGTAACACCGGCTTCAATGAGTTTACTTCCGGATTCGATCTCTGCGCGTTTTGCCCTGATTTTCTCGTTGAGTTCCTTTTCGGTTTTTGCTCTCAGGTCGTAGTGCTTTCCCATATACGTTCCGGTCTCACGGACAAAGCCGCGAGGGTCTTTTTTTCGACGTGGCATTGCATTTTCCTCCTATTTTCGATATAATAAGAGGGTAGAATTCCGTTGTACAAGATTTCTACCCCCGTATAACGTCCGCCGGTTGCCGCCGGTGGGCGTTTTTGTTTACGCATTTTTCATGGCTTTTGCAATCGCCTGCGCGTGCATTTCCGCCTGCTCCTGTTTATAAATGCTGATTTGCTCCAATATAGCAAGCCGCATGATAACAGGACGGTCAAACTTCTGCATCGTATAGATGCCGCTGTTGCTGTATATGGAAATTTCGCCAATGCTTTCCGAAAACTTTGTTTTCACAGATACATTGTCGATTTTATCAAGCGGAACATCGAGTATTTCTTTTTTGAAAATGCCTTTCGTGCCCATCAAACGCTTATTTGTTAAAACGAGTTTAGTTTGCTGTTGTGCATACATTCCGTATATTACAAGCGCGTCAATAACAGCGATAAGCCAGGCGGATTCTAAACCGTTTACAATTCCTCCTATTGCGACCCCACCGAAAAATACCGCAATGGTAAACACACTCCATAGGGCTATGGAAATTTTGTACCACATGAAAAATCGCGGTGCGTAGGTGCATTCGGTAACAATTTTTTCGTTGTTCAGCAAATTAACATCCACTGAGTTACCCTCCCTTTTATTCCTTATACTTTGGATTTCCCAGCATGATTTCAAGGAAATCCAATGCTTTTTCCTGCCCGTCCTCGGTAAGCTGATTGAATATTGTCGTCAGCCGAGATTGACGGGCGATTTTTTGTGTCTCATCATACTGCGCGAGATCGTGCAGCATAAATTCGATTGAGTGTTGCATACGCTCTAAGCCTTTTAGATTGGCTTCGAGCCATGCCTGTTTTTCCTGCTCGGTTGCTTGACCGGCTGCTACTTTCTGCTGTAGCTCCACCATTTCCGGCGCACTGTTTACACGGATTGAAGCATCAGGGCTTAACTCGTTCATGCTTACGCCGAGCGCGTTTGCCAGCTTCACAATGTTTTCGTGCGAAAGCCGTTTGCTACCTCTTTTTACAATCGAATATAGTGTTGTATACGGCATTTCTGCGCGTTCTGAAAGCGCACGAAGTGAAATTCCCTGCGATTTTGCAACTTCTTCTATTCTTTCTCCAATAGTCATATTATCACCCTTGTAACGCATTGCGCATAAAATTGTTGACACCAAAACGTTTTGCGTATATAATTCAATCATGGAATATCGCAATGCGAATAAGAAAGGAGACTATATGCGCATTGACAGAATCAAGTTTGCCGCTGTTATGGCGAAAAGCGGCAAGCGCGGAAAAGATATCGCGGAAATTGCTGGTGTCTCTATGTCGAGTGTCTACGGAATAAAGCAAGGCCGTAGCTGCTCGGCAGAGATGGCAAGCAAGATCGCAAGTGCTTTGAATGTACCCCTTAACGAACTTTTAGAAAAGGAGAATTAACCCATGGATAACAAAATCATTGCATTTACTAACCCTGAATTTGGCGAGGTTCGCACGCTGAACATTGAGAATGAACCGTGGTTCGTAGCGGCTGACGTTTGCAAGGCGCTTGAAATCGGAAATCCCACCGATGCCATGCGCCGTTTAGATGCTGATGAGCGCACCCTCGTTTCAATCGAGGGTGCCAGCAACGGGCTTTCGGTAAACGCCGTGAATGAACCCGGCCTGTACACTCTGGTTCTCGGCTCTCGCAAGCCGGAGGCCAAAGCGTTCAAGCGATGGATTACGCACGATGTTATTCCCTCTATCCGCAAGAACGGCGGCTACATTGCCGGCCAGGAAACTCTCAGCCCTGAGGAACTGATGGCGAAAGCCCTGCTTGTCGCTCAGAAAACCATTGAGGAAAAGGACAAGCTGCTTTCCCACGCTGCCGAACAGGCGAAGCTTGATGCACCGCTCGTCCATTTTGCAAAGGGCGTTACCGTGTCCAAAACGTCCATCCTGATTTTCGACTTTGCGAAGATTCTCCGTCAGAACGGCGCGGATATGGGCGGCAAGCGCTTCTTCGCATGGCTGCGTGAAAACGGCTATCTTGTCAAGCGTAAGGGTAGTGATTACAATATGCCTACCCAGCGCAGCATGGAACTCGGTCTGTTCGAGATCAAAGAAACTGTGATTACCCACTCGGACGGTCACACCACCATCAGCCGCACGCCGAAGATTACCGGCAAGGGTCAGGTATACTTCTTCAACAAAATCCTCGGCACGAATATTCCGGAAGATATGGAGGGCTAACACAATGGATTTTTCGGGATATTGCCTTAGCCGCACCCAAGAGGCTATGCAGTTTGCGCAGAATTTGAGCGAATACGTTCGCTCCTTGCCGTTAAGCAACGAGCAGAATGACCAGCTCGTGAAAATGATGGCCGATTGCACGCAGAAGTTTGAAAGCGATGCGTTTGCTCTCGGCTTAAAAGCCGGAGTGCAGGCTGCAAAAGAATTACTGTCAGTAATCACACCACCTGAAAGGAGCTAATCACCGATGGAATACGGAAACGGACTTTGCGTCAAACGCGATAAAACGACGATCAAGAGCGTTGAAGCCCTATATCACTATATCAACACATTGCCGCTTACCAAGCACCAGCGAGGCAAGGCTATCCGCCTTGCTGAAACAGCTTTGACCAATGCAGAGAACAACGGATACTTTGTCGGCTTTGATGCAGCCGGTTTTAGTGACCTTTCGAAAGCCGTCGCGCAGTTCTTGACGAAGAAACTGCGCGAGGCTGGAATCTCTCCAGAGAAGCAATAAGTCCGGTTTATTGGACTTTGCAACAAGGCTGTTTGCATCCTCTTGAAAATCGAACAAACGTTATTTAGTACCACTTTAAGGCCGTAACAAAACGTTACACCCTTTTTATTCCGCGTATCACTTCCACGGCAGAATAAACGGTTTTATAATCCGTCCTCCGTGGTAGTTTGGTTCCGGGTCTATTGGTTCTTCAATCTCTATTGTAGTATCTGGAATCGCAAAACCCAGACCGCTTAGTTCCTCTACCAGCTTTTGATATTTGGCGGAGTTCTGATTTTTTATACGAGTGAATCCGCTGAGAGATTTAGGACATAGGTCAGGAAGAAGATACCTTACACGGTAATATATACTGTGGTTTAACCTACGCTCTTTGTCGTGACGAATCCTGCGCTGCAATTCGTTGTATACTTCGATCTCGTCTTCGTCTCGATCATCAACAAACGGCCTCCAGCTTGTGTGAAGCATAGGCTGTTCTTCGCCTTTATAATAAATCCTATCTTGGTTTCTGTCGTCGAAAAAGACTATAGGGAATCGAACGAACGCGCCGTCTGGCTCTACATATCCGGTCTTTAGAATGAATTTCGGGAGCTTAGGAAAACGCCAATCATTTCCGTGCATGGTATACACACGTCCTTGATATTTGGCAGACACTGCACTTCTTCCGTTTTCCCATGGAATCAAAACAAGATCTGTGCCCATGGCCAGACAGTTGATCTTTACCTCATTGTAGATGCGGGTTCTGAGTGCAGCACCAACCGAGATTTTATTTGAGTTTTCCTCGATTTTATGCTGCCACTCTAAGGCTTTGGAAAATCTTCCGATTTCCTCGTACCATTGCACGACGCGGTAGAAATCGTTTTCACTCCAACCGATGGGCGATTCAAACATGATTTCGGTTGCTTTCTCTATACATGCAAGTGCTAAGTCGTACTTTTCAATTTTCCACAGCCTGCTTGCATGCATCCTTAGAACATATTCCAACGAACCGGTGACACCTAAATCATCGTGCACCGATATTGAAGTGTCAAAAGTAGGAACCGGAATAGATTCAATGGACGAAATAGATGTTAAATCATGCGCTTCACCATCTACGGATATTCTTTCTGCATCGTAGATAATATCTCGATTGTCATAAAGAGCACCAGCAGGTTTGGGAAAGATGAATGATATACGTCCATTGTAAAAGCAAACCTCGTAACTCATTTTGACACTCTCCCGTGTTGCATAAGTCCTTTTTATCGGACTTTACTTGCGATTAGAAAACTCGTCCTTGTATCGAACAAGTGTTCGATATATAATATTGTCATAACTTGACGGACGATTTTGCTTGATATTGCCTTATATTGGTAATACCATAGTATCAAGAAAGGCAGGGAACAAAACATGGAAAATAATAAATATCCAAACTATGAGGCATTCGCCGCCTATCTCAATACATTTGAAGAACCGGAAAAGATTTTATCCGGTCTGGTGGCGCTCTTGAAACCAAGTGGAAACTGCGTTGGCGATCGATCGGAGAAAGATTAAGTCCTCGTTAGACAAATCTTCGCCAGCAGGCATAATTCCAGCTGACACAAACACATCCATAATATGTTTTGCATTTATCTCTCTCGCTTTGGCTTCGGCCGGAGCGGGAGATTTTTTTATTTCTGGATTTTCGAACTTCTCCAGATCGTCAACAGTGAATCCGAGTGCATGAACAATGGTTTTCAAAGTCCCGTATTGCGGGTCTTTGGTTTGCCCGGCAAAGATTTTGTTGAGCGTTCCTTTGGGTATTCCGCACTCATCGCTAATCTGTTGCAGTGTTTTACCACTTTTTTGCTTCATTATATCCAGCGCGTCTACCAGCATTTCAATTCCTCCTTTCTATGACTTCATTATATAACTATACGCATGCAGTGTCAATAAAGAAATTACCGAATTAGGTAAAAATATTTCCGATACACCATTGACAATTACCGTATTCGGTGATATTATAATAACACAGATTACCGAATATGGTAACAGGAGGTGATTGTATGAGATTCATTGAAAAAGAAATGCCGCGATTCAACGTGACCTACTATGATATTCAGCAGGTTATGAATTGCAGCGAAAAGACGGTACGAAACAAGATGCAAGGCGTCACGGATTTTACTTACAGCGAAGCCCGTATTATCCGAGACAAACTGTTCCCCGGTATGAATATCGAGTATCTGTTTGACCGCCATGACAACGAGAGCGCATAAGCGGAGGTGAGAGCAATGGATCCAGTGCTGATGACGCTTAACATCGCAACAATGGTTATTCTGGCTGCGCTGATTGTGCTGATGCGCAAGTGGTACAAGCGGTAGGGTGCAGGTCTTTGTATACCTGCCATGACAACGATGCGACAGACAGGATAAAGGCAAGCACAGCGAGGGCGGTTGTTATCCAATAATGGAAATTTTCTCGCCGTTCGAGCTTAGCGCGATGGGCGCGTTTCATTTCCCAATCGCGTAATTCAGCTTGTGTTTGCGCTTTGTTTTGCGGGTTAGTTGGACGAAACAATAAAAACAATCCTTTCTGAAATAGGGTGATATCAATGAATGTAAAAAGAGTTTGTTCATCAGGTGATTTTGGCACGGCGCTTGCTGGTTTCGCTTTGGGATTCGGTGTTTGCACACTGCTTTGCAAGGTCTACGACGTGTATATAGACGCTGAAATCAGACGAGCGTTTCCCAAGCGAAGAGAAACCCGATGATGTGCTGAATGCTCCTTTCTCGGCTATTATACCACGGTCAGGAAGGGGCGAACAAGTGGAGGTGATACCGATGTATATTCCACCTTTTGTTGCCGGAGTGCTAGCAACACTGGGCGTTGAAATGGCGCTGCTTATTGTGTGTGCGATGCTGCGTTGCGGCAACGAGGATGATGAGAGATAACACACCATCAACACACTAAGCAACAGACTAATAACAAACCATCAACACACCAATAACACACAGAAAGCGGAGGGTTGAACGAATGACAGCAACAGAATTAAGCAACCGCAGGCGCACGGTTGAAGGCCGTTTACGCACGTTCGCAGGGTGCGAATATATTACCACAAAACAGTTAAAAGACTGGTTTGGCGTTAGTTATCGTACCGTGCAGAGGTATTTAGATGGTGTTCCGCGTTTAACTGGCGGTCGCTATCATGTGGCCGATGTGGCTAACCGATTGGTGCAGGCGGAAGCGTCTGCGTAACACTCCAACAACAGACCACCAACACACAGATAACACACAATCAACACACCGATAACACACCGATAACAGACCGATAACAAACCATCAACACACCGAGGCGTAAGAAAGAAAGTAACAAAGAAAGAAAAAAAGTATATATATATTCTCCCTACGGTCGAATATATATTAATTTAACTTTCTAAGAAAGAAAGAAAAGAATAACCCTCTCACTACGTTCGAGGGTTACAAGAAACTGCGAAAGGGGATTGAAACCAATGACCTACAAACGCTGTGGCTGGCTTGCAGAAATGTGTTTCCTCGGTGTCCTGCTCTCTGGTGGCATGACTGAGAATGGCCGCATTGACCTGTTCAGCGGTGCGGTTATCATGCTGGCGCTGCTGGCGGTCGGATTTGTAGCCGCAAGGGCAAGCATGTTGCTGTGTGCCTATGAACAGCAGAAGCATGAACGTTACGCGAGAATGCGCCACAATCGATTTTGAACTGCGGGCATGAAATTACACGCATGACGTGAAGAAAAGCGAACAACGTCGATTCTGGCGCGAGAGAGGATATGATACGGACATGACAAACAGCAGAAAGAAAACGCTGACGGTTAAGGCGATGCAGACACGGGTCATCGGCAAGGCGATGAACGCTGCTAAGTACGGCTTGCAGATGCGCGAGAGCGCGAAGACGATCAGCATGAGAACGGAGGAACGAAAATGACAAAGCACGAATATTTCCGACAGTTTAGCTTGCCGGACTGGGACAAGCGAGAAGTCCCGCAGGGGTTAGGCTGGTACTTCACCCAGTATAACCCGGAAACCTGCGAGGGCGAGGGATGGTTCGGCACCGAGGACAAGCCGGAGTATTCCTTCGAGGACAAAATCTTCGATGGCGATGACGGCGAGCCGGTTCTCATGAGCCGTACTTGCGGCATCGGTGATGGTTGTTTCTGGACGGAGTGGAGGCGATAACATGATTGTGAAAATCAATGGTACGCCGATTGACACGGCGCGGGTGCTGCGGTTTGCACCGCGGAAGAAGGACGGCTTAGATTTCAGGGACAACGAGGTTTGTTCACTGGATGAGCTGAAACGGATTCAGCAGCGCATCACGGTGCACGCTGAGTGCATGGAGCGCGTCTGGACAGTAGATCGCATGGGATGGCGGTTCCTGCTCCTGCGGGATGCTTATGGCAATGTGTTCCCACAGTGTTTCGCACCGCTCAGCGGTGAGCTGGAATACCTGCAGGAATGAGAAAAGCCGCTGACGGGTGGTAGGATACCCAATCAGCGGCATGCAAAAATATTACACGGTGATTATAGCACCGGAGAGGAGAAAAAGCAAGTGAAATGCTACAAAGGCTTTGACAAGGACTTGAAATGCCAGGGTTTTCAGTACGAAATCGGCAAAGAGTACGAGGGAAACGCGGCGGATATTTGCCACAAGGGTTTCCACGCCTGCGAGTACCCGATGGACGTATTCGGATACTACAACCCGGCAGATTCACGTTACTGCGAGGTAGATTTGGATACAAACGAGCAGACTGAGGAGGACAGCAATCGGGTTGGCAAAAAAATCAAGATTGAAACAGAGATTGGCCTTTCGGGGCTGATTCAGGCTGGCGTGAAGTTCATTCTGGAAAAAGTGGATTTTAAGAGCGCGAAAGAGAGTAACACGGGCAACCGGAGCGCCGCCACGAACACGGGCAACCGGAGCGCCGCCACGAACACGGGCGACTGGAGCGCCGCCACGAACACGGGCTACCGGAGCGCCGCCACGAACACGGGCTAC